CCCCAAATATACCCGAAAAGGAGGCGCCGCTACCACCGGAGTGATTATGTCTACAGGTCACAAGGGTGCGAAATGGTCGAATGATACCAATGGGTTTGAGTGTGTGAAATCTCACACTAATTGTGTAGAGACAGTTGATATAATAGGAAGTAATAAGAAAGTCACCCTACCCGTATATTTCACAGTTAGAGGCGAATCAGCTGGGACACACATATCTCCTTGTAATTTTGAAGAAGCTACTTTCCTTTTGATAGACATTCGTTTAGGGTTTTTTGGTACTGGTCGTGTTTTCACTTCTTTCTTTGAGCAATCTATATTAACATATAATATATATAAGAAAGAAAAAGGCATGACTTTTTTTTATATCCATAAAGACTTTTATTTAAATAATTTATCACCTTCGGTCAAGTTACGATTATCAAGGCTAATATATGGTCCAGCCTTGTTTCCTTACGGTGATCTTACTCCAATACACGTTATGAACTACGTATTGTATACCCCCGTCGACTTCACGTTTAACGACGCTAAACAAGAGAACAATGATGTGTATGATAAGATGTATGACTATAGGAGCCTGTATTTGAGTAATGTACCGTATGAAAATAAAATGTTTAAGAAATTGGATGCTATTTTATGTAAAGAGTTTAAACTACCTAAGCATAGGGTCTCTGCGAGCCATTTGCAACATGTAACAATAAATGAATTGAACAGGTTCGGTACTAACATGTTATATTTCAAGTTATTCAAAGTAAGGCACATGTTATATAATGTAATTAAAATTAATCCTACTGAGACTTTTTTTTGTGGTTTAGTGCTTTGGTTGATATTGTTACCAGAACAACACAAAGAAATATTCTCGAAGTCCAAAATTATGAACTGGACGTATCATGATGAAGAGGATTTTTTCAAAAAAATAAAAAATGAATTCACATTAAAACTAAAAGCTGTACAAAATTTAATTCCGCTTGATCTAACACCTTTTTTTGAGATGGAAGTCTTGGTTAATAGAGGTGGTGGAGACGTTGACTGGGACACGGAAAAGAGGCATAGGACAAAACCAAACTTATGCAATATTCCGGCTAATACTGTATTTGACTGCTGTATTGAACTTTTTTCAGATATACGAAACACGGGAGTACGACCGAAGAAACTAGAGTGGACCGAATTTTGGGCAAGTAGATGGGAATGGTCACCAACAGGGGCATACCATTCACAATATTACGAAGACAAGAAGTACATGTCAAAAGAACGGACAACACGTAATAAGCTGAATGCATTATGTCAGATGCCTAAATACCCTTTTTCACACTTTTTAGAACGTGAAGCTGAGATGGTAGCCTGGCCTTCAACAAAATATGAATGGGGCAAGCAGCGAGGTATTTATGGAGTTGACATCACTAACTTTATCATGTCGGCATATGGTATGGCTGAATGCGAAGATGTGCTTGCTGGTAAGTTCCCTATAGGTAAGTCTGCAACGCAGGAGAATGTAAGTGCAACAGTAAAGGAAACCTTAAGAAACGGCGTACCCTTTTGTTTTGATTTTGAAGACTTTAAC